CTTCGAGCTGCTCGAGGCCTTGTCCGATTCCTTATCGATGGGATCGCCGCCATCGAGGGAGCGAAGCGATGAGGGCCGCAGCTCGCCGGATCCTAAGCTCACCGGTATATCGCCGGCGATGGGCCGGGGTAATCGGTGGGATCGTGTTATTCGCCGGGATCGTATGGATCTCCGGCCATGTATGGTGGACAGGATCCGGATATTGTTTCGGGGATCTCATTAGCTGCTATTTTCCCGGGGAGGTGAAGAAATGAGCGATGGCGTGAAGCGGATCACCGTAGCGATCTATTATGATCCATCGAAGCGTGATCTATTGAATGGAGATTTATCTCGCCGCCTCGAGGGCCTCGAATGGTGGATCACTACCGAAGAGAAGCTCCCGGAGGGTAAGCTTAAGGTGTTAGATCTAACGCAGCTTAAGGATTAGCTATCGATAGTTAGCTTCGAGGGCTCGAGCTTACCGGCTCGAGCTTTCGGAGATACCGATCGCCGGTATCAACCTAGATTAAGGATCAATAAATGAGCAATTTCACCGATCAATTCATGCAAGAAGCCGATCGCCGGGGCTCCGGGGATCTTGTCCGATCCATGCTCGATTCGGGCATGCTAATGGTGATCGATGCAAGCTCGGGAGATACTCTCGGGGATGCATCTAAGGCCATCCCGGAGCTTAAGGCCGGGCCTCGATCACTATCAACCATCGCCGGGGAGATCATGGGCTCACCATGGTATCGATCTAACGCCTCGATCTATGCTCGAGATTATATTCAAGCGATGCAGCTATTGAATAAGATCACCGATCAATATTTCGCAGATTCGGCCGAGAGTGTTGTCCGATACGCATTAAGCAACATGTCAACATGGCGAGGGGATCAAGCTCGAGCGATCAAGGCCGAGCTTAAGGATCTACTTAAGGCGGTTAAATAAATGGGCCGTAATTTTGCCGCCGATCTAGCTTCTAACCCGGATCTAACCCTCGAGAGATCTCTCTCGATCCATCTAACCGGTAATCACTATCCGCCGGTGCCGGTCTCGATGGTGGATCCATGCATCGCCGCTATTAACGCAGCTAAGGCCCGAGAGTGGGGCAAGCTTATCGATCTACCGGCCGGGGTTAAGTGGCGAGGTAAGGATCAAGCTCCGGTGTCTGCCCTAATCGAGGGCCATCATCTCGAATGCTTCATCGATGGAGGGGATGAGGATTAGAAGCTCGATCTAATTATGGTGGGGCCCGGGGCATTAGCTCCGGGCCTTGCCATGGTGAGATCGTCTCGCCTAACCTAGAAGATAAGGATCAATTCATGCGTAGTCTAATCAATATAAGAGAGAGGGATCCCTTACCGGATCCCGGCTCGATCTCCGGTCTCGATGTCGCTAAGGCTCGGAGGTTAGCGGCGGATAGTTTCGCCGCCTATGGCATCAAGGTGCCGAGCTATCTAATCCGATCGGATAGTAATAAGAAGCTAAGTCTCGAGGTGCCGGGTTATTACGGTATCGCCGGGCTAACGCTAACGCCGGCTGCTTATGGGCCGGCCACTACATGCAAATTTTTCACGCATTGCAAGGATCTATGCGTTCTTACGCATGGCCGGGGAGCATTCGAGAGTGTGATCCGGGCTAGATCTGCCCGGGTATCGCTGCTCATGGATCAACCCGAAGCGGCCTCGATTCTATTAGCTCACGATGTCGATCGATACTCTCGAGCATTCGGTAAGTGGGGCCTCCGGTTAAATGTCGCCTCCGATCTAGCATGGGAGATCGCCTCGCCATGGTTGATCGATCGAGCTATCGCCGGAGGTGCCGCCGTCTATGATTATTCGAAGCGATGGGATCGAGATCCCGAGCCGGTGCCCGGGTATCGATTAACCTTTTCGGCCGCCGGCCATTCGATCGAAGAGATCCGGGCTAAGGTATTAACCGGAGCGAATGTCGCTATCGTAATGCCGATCGATAAGGGATCTCCGGTGCCGGATCGATGGCATGGGATACCGGTTATCGATGGAGATCTTCACGATCTCCGGGCCCTCGATCCTCGAGGGGTAATCGTATCGCTGCGAGCTAAGGGTAAGGCGATCCATAAGATCGGATCGAAGCTTATCTATGAGGTGGCCTAATGACTTACGGATGCGGAGCTTATTCATGCGTGAGCTGTTACCCTTACACTTACCGCTGCGAATGCGGCAAGGATTACCCGGAGCCGATACCGAATGGGCAGAAGATCCCCGAATGCTCCGAATGCGGAGCGATCTCGGAGGTAATCGCTTGATCGGTTTCGGTTTATTCATTCTAATATTCTTCACCTTACCGGTGGGAATTAGCGAGGATCAACCCTTGCTAATCATGATCCCGATCGTGGCATTCATAGCTGCGATCATGATTGGAGATAAATAAATGCTTCATCGCTTCATGCTCGGAGCGGTTGCCATGGGGTTAGCTTTAACGCTAACCCCTCGGGAGCCGGTTATCGTAATGATCCCTCCGGTAATCAAACCGGAGCCGGCATTCGTGTCGGATATTGAACTCACCGACCTACCTTTAGCTTGGCAAAAACTTGCCAAGTGTGAATCCAATGGTCGACTTAATGCTGTCAGCGGCACACGCAAACAATTTCAGGGAGCATTTCAGATTGAGTTCCCCCGGACTTGGGTTGCACATGGTGGCAGCAGCGGCACCCCAGCGAAGGATGCCACTCTAAGAGAACAGTTCCATGTAGCTCTTCATATCTATGCTGATCGTGGCTTCAAGCCATGGCCATACTGCGGCAAGTTCCTCAAAGAAGAATACGGAAGATAGTGATACAATAAATGTAGTGGACTTGATCCTCCACTCTAGGTGCTAAGGCCCTCCTTCGGGAGGGCTTTAGTCTTTTATGTCCTTGGATTATCTACCGAGTAGAAACCACCGGCCTTGAATACTGTAGGCGTTGCTGTCCATACTCGAGACATCATCAAACCGCAATCACATTTAGGTGCAGCTTCTTCCTCTGTCATTCTGCGTTCGATCTCAACGCTGATCCCACACTTACTGCAACTGTATTCGTATGTAGCCATTAGTTATTGTAACTCCCTCTGAATTTTCTTAGACTCTCCTCTGGTACACAATAGATCTCTGGTCTACGCCAGTCAGGTTTATCCAACCACTCCGGGTTCTTTGCTTCTGCACCCATGATCCAACCAATCAGCTCGTAGTTAGGCATACCACCTCTAACCAATACAAACTTCACATCATCTTTAGCATCGGGTCTAACAAGTAATCTACCCTGCTCATGCTTTGTGTATTTAACATCGATATTGGGTTCAATATCTACACCACCTTGACCGAAGGCACCACCCCAGTAGACACCAAGATACTTAGCTACTGCTATCTCTGCACCGGCACCATCAACATCGAGAAGGATTCTCTGCCATGCATCCATGTCCTGTAGTCCACGCATCTGTTGGTTCTTCATCGTAGATACATAGCGTTCAATCGCTGTGTTAGCAGCGAGAACAACTTCGTATCTCTCGAGAACTATCTTCAGACCCAAGGCGTTGGCCCCCCTAAGTGATCGATGATCTTTCTTAGTGAGCCTTGAATCTTTCTATCTACTGTTGAATCACTTATGCCCATCTCTTCTGCTATCTCAGACAAAGTCATTGGGCTATTGGAATACCTATTGCGTAACATCACCTGCTCATCCGCATCTAGCAGATCTATTGCAGATCTAATATCAATTACTACAGCCAAGATATTGCCACCCTCACTTGGAACTGATGGCTTGCGTGGGGTGCCATCGTCTACCTTGTCAACCATTACTGCACCGTATGAATCAAATTCAAATGCAACTGGCAACATCTTGGCTATCGTTATCGTGTCATAGAAGAACTCATCGCCGGTTGAATAGCCAAGCTTTGCGGCCTTCTCTTTCCTTGCATACTTCTCAACTGTCCTGCGGAATCGTGCCATGATCCGCCTTGCTACCCACTTAGTCTCATCCTTGCTTACTTCGTAAGCCTCATCCAACATCTTGGCCAAGTGAGGTCGCTTAAGAACATAGACTCGAAGCTCTTGAATTAGATCCTCTTTATCTACATAGCCAGCAAACCTGCGATGGATGTGTGCTGCGGATATATGCACGAGATCTTCGAGGTGATCCTCAGCACGATCTTTCTCTTGCATTAGTCCTCATCTTCTAGCTCGATGATGGCATCCATTACAAACTTAGCAACGAAGAACACCAATGTAATTACAAGAGTTGCAATTAAAAAAAATTTCTTCACTTGTTCTCTGGCCACTTTCCACGATTGACCATCATGGCAATGATGCAATAGTTAGCAAGATCCTTGAAGGAATCCTCAATGGATTCATGCTGTGGCTTCTCACCGGATGCAAGTAGATTCTTTAGTCGTTCAAACTTATCACCCATACGAACCATCAACCCATTGATAGGGCCACCGTATGCATTGTTGATATTGCCCGGGCCGTAGTCTCTTTGCTTACTAATCAGTAGGTTGCCAAGCTCATCGATAATATCCCACGAGTCAGCAACGAACTGATTCATCACCGGGTCTGCGGTAGTTGAACTACTATCTCGAGGGCCAAAGGCAGATCCGGGTTTATATTTAGACTTAGGACTCTTAGGCCGAAGCTTTCCAGTAAGTCTTTCAAACTCTGCATCGTCATTGGATCTATTGATTCCGTACTCATACTCGCTCATCTATTCCCAGTCTCCTTCGTAGCCCATCTAAACCCTCATCTAATACTATAGAGTTTACATCACTTCCGAGTGGAAGTGGTATCAATTCTGCGTGTTCAACTTCTTGTAAAACTTTCTCGGCCAACTCCATCCCCGGATTAGATCCATCTTTCTTGTCATCATTGTCTGCCAAGATAAGGACTCTTCGATAGCCACCAAATAATCTATTGAAGTGTGGTCGCCAAGCTTTAACTCCCGGCACTCCAACTGAAGGCAAGAGTTGACTAGCAATGACTGCATCCAACTCTCCCTCGCAAATTGCAATGGTATCCGAAGGCTTTTGTAGATCAACTGCGTTGAACAATCTTGCTGGTTGGTGCATTGGTGCCATGTATCTAGGCCCCGGAAGTTCATCGATCCTTCTGAACTTGAAACCTGCAACGCCATTGACGACTCGATATGGGATGGATAACCATCCGATAAACTGGACATGGCTCGGATCACAGTCGACTGGTACGCTTCCCAGTAGATGCTCGCTTGCCAGTTCCTGACTGAACCCCCGACCTTTTAGGTAAGAGACCGTCTCCTCGTTTATCTTTTTGTGATATGTCGTAGCCAACTCGTTTAGCAATGTCAGCCGCTCTATCGAAAGCAACACGAAAGTCCACCCCTTCTTTCCACATGAGTAATGAATATGCATCTCCACCTATGCCACAGGTGTGGCAGAAGTAAAGCCCTGCTTTCTCTCCGTCTGTACTCATAACAGCAGACCTTCGAGTATCGTTATGGAAGCAGCATCTAACAGGCTTTGAATAGCCTTCTCTTACTTCTCCACCATAGTGTTCGACCACAGCCTTGAGAAGCTCTGGGTCGGCAGCCATTAGTAACTCTTTCTTACTGGCTTCTTCTTAGTAGTAGATCCAAGAGTCTTAACATACTTGTTATACTCCTCGATCCGCTTCTCCATTTTCTTCTGTTCAATTCGTGCATCAAGTGTGTAATACAAGTGTTCTAAGAAGTGATACAAAGCAACACCTGCTACTACGATCAATACGCCTACTACTGTTTCCATTTTAATACCTCCGTAAATGTATCTAACTCCATGATTACAAACGACTTGCCTATGCCATGTTGTCTACGCTTGGCGATAACTATTGGTATCGCTGGCGAAGACTTTCTTTTCTTCATCCAGTTCTTTACTTCAATACTTGCTTCTTCTATCCATGGCCCAAGCTTAAATGACTTCTCATTCTTTGCCTCGACTACGATAAAGCTTTGGATGTCCGGTGCCCATAACCATAGATCACCTTCATCGCTAGTGCCTGAGAGCCTTAGTCTTTCGACTGGTTGAAACTCTTTACCTCTAAAGTATTCAACAAGATCTGTCTCCCATGTTGCACCCTTTCTTTTATTGGCCCGAGATTGC